AGATATTTTAATATATGAATGAGGTACAGAAAAGGTTAAACGATTTTATATCATATCTCGGATTGAGCGTGTCTCAGTTTGAACAAAGTATTGGTGTCGGAAACGCTTTCGTCAAAAATACTAACGAAAGAATGAGAAATAGCTCTAAGAATCTTATAGCAACTCGATATCCTGAGCTCAATATGGATTGGTTAATAAAAGGTAAAGGTGAGATGCTTAAACCAATTAGTAATACACTCAACTCTTATGGTAACAATTCTGCAAATTCCATAAATGGTAACGCATCTGTTACCAACAATAATAACGTAGAACGTACAAAAATACCTTTCTACGAGGATATATCTACTATTGGGGGAACTAATTCTATAATGGCAAACGAAGTAGATAGCTATGCCGTAGAATATATAGACGCTGGCGATTGGTTTGGCGACGCTACATCTGCAATAAGACACTATGGGGATAGCATGGTAGAATATCCAAGCGGATCTATACTTGCATTGAAACGTGTAAAAGACAACAATTTACTTATATGGGGACGTAACTATTGTATTGAAACATCTGAGTTTCGAATAACTAAACGACTACAAGACGGAGGAGATGAGTTTATTTTCGCATATAGTTCAAACACAGAAACTTATCCGGACGGAACACTTGTGCATTCTCCTATTAAGATACCAAAGTCATCTATAAGGCATATAGACATGGTTCTCGGATGCGTAACAAAAGAATACAGTAACAGCATAATGTAATGACAAAGATAAATTCAAACGGAGAACAGTCTGCTAATTCTAATAATGGTAGTAGCACACAGGTGACTGGTCATAGCACAACTGTAAATAACTTTGCTGTATCAGAGAATATGGAAGACTTTTATAAGTCAAGTCATATTAAGGCGATTGACATTATAAAGAGTCAAAGACTTGTAATAAGCAAACTGCAACATCAAATTGATAGAATGCAGGACCAAATTGACTCTACGCAAGATATAAAAAACAAACTCGTAGTAATGCTAATGAAACTTTTGGGAGAAAAATGATATGCGGCAAAATTCACCTGAAGCAACAGAGATAAATAAGAGATTCTTCTTAGCAATAGATTACCTTGTAGATATAAAAGAAATACGAGGACTTTATACATTCACGAAAAAACATAACCTTAACTATTGGAATCTTTATACAGTAAGAAAAGAGCCAGGGCGAAGAGTGTTAAAAGTTGAATACATAGCTCTCCTTGCTAAAGATTTTAACATATCATTGGAGTACATTCTTTTGGGAAATGGTCCTATGCGAAAAGAGTAAAGGGAGCACCTACTTGGCACTCCCTTTGTAAATCCTAAACTTTTGAATGACAATGTACAATGGAACGTTCATAAGGTTGTTAGACCTTGCAAAGTCCATCAGTTCTTGAAAATCTCTCTTTCCCATATTATCTTTTTATTGTTAGTTCTTTACCAATAACGGATTTGTCGAAAGTCGCCCAGTCAACAGCAATCTTTTCCTTTCGATTACGAAACGAAAGGGTGACGAAATACTGATCTTTAATGTATTTCTGCTCATAAGGCAAGACGCCCTTATCTATCGTTTCGTAGTGTTCGGGTATCTCCGATTTCTCGACAACTATACCCTTTACAAGTCTGTTGTTACTATGTACGTAAACGGCAAAACCAAATGTAGCAAGGGTTACGACTGCCATTATACAAAACTTTGTTCTACTCATGCTACTTTCTTTTTTGTTAGACCTAATTCCTTTGCGAACTCACGCAGCTTTGTAAGACCACAACCGATAAAGGCAGCGAGTTCCTTGTTTGTTTTCAAATGATAGTTTTCTCTTAGATAGTCTGCTTGCCTATCAGTGAGTTCATATTTCTTGTGGTTTTTCTTGTCCCACTCCATCATGTGTCTATCGGCTTCCATTCGTGCGTCTGGGTTGAGTTCAAGGGCAGCTGTACCGCTTTCGTTTATAAGCTTCTCTGACACAAGATTTAGCTCGATAACATCAAGGGAACGTCTGCAATTCTCATCTTTATTGAGGTCAATGTGGACACAGTCTTTACAAAGTATCTCCTCAACCTGCCCCCATGCTTGGCGGACAGAGTGAAGTCGTGCAGGCTTAAAGGTAAGTCCGAAGTTTACAGGAGGACAAGACGGGCACCCTTCGATGAACTTATCGAACAATTCTACCGAGTAGTTGATAAGCTCGTATGCAAGGATAATATATGACTTTAAGTCACTATCCTTTATCATATTCCTATCAAGCACTCTTTTTATTGCTTGGCGGAATAGAAAGATATGAGGTTTCAATCTTTCATCAACACTATCGAGGAAGTCCATGTAAAGCTGACGTTTGTCGGATTCCGCATTCTGCATGTCCTGCATGTTTAGTTTCTCAAAAACATCATATCGGGACATAGCATCTTTGCACGCTTTCTTTATTCTTTGTCGATATAAGCCTGCTTCTTTGATTTTCTCTATTGCATCACGCATATAGGTATGGGCAATGTCGTTCGTTCCACCTACGATAGTATGGAATAGGGCTGAAACGTGGTTAAATGTTTCCCTATGCTTTTCTGTTATCTTCATGAAGTCAACTATCTCGTTTTTAGCCAACTTCTTTGCGTTAAATTCATTCATGTGCGTACTTTCCTCCTTTAATGATTTTATCGGCTGCCTCAGAGCCGTACACCTGCCATAGACCACTCTCATATTGACAAATATGGTCGCCAAGTCTGGCTATTGTTCGTCCTTTGGTGTGTGTCTTTTTGAGAATTACAGCAGGCTTTCCTCCTGCATCTTTCGTCACTGCCATTACACACGGCAGGTTATAAATGTCATTGATGTTCCTCCCATCAAATGAAATATCTAAAATTACCTTCATTAGTTAAACCATTCGTTGTAAAGTTCATTCTTACGAGTTTCGTAGTCAGTACCACGATACTCATTTTCTAATCTTGCAATCTGCCTAAGCTTTGCCTTGACACATCGAGGAAAGAACTTTTTATTTATCTTCATCGCCTGCCCAACAAGTGCAGCACGTCTATTAATGTATTCCTTTGCAGTCATAGTTATGCCCGTATCAGAGAACGTTAGCGCATACTCATTTGTTTTTTAATGTGTTAGTATCTAAGCCTTATATGGTATCAAGTCTTTTGCTTCTTCCTCCCACATATCGCCTTCGTTTTCCTCGAAATCGAGGTAAACTGTTCCGTTGCTCAAGTCGGCAAGAGTAGAGTTAAGCCCCACGACTGTCATAGGGAATCCGTCTTCTTTATTGCAGACTTTGTCACCGATATTAATCTTACGAATATCCATAGTCTATTCTCCTATCTCATCGTGATACTTTCGCAACTCTTGCTTCATACGCTTTATAGCCTCTTTGACTTGTTCCGCTGTTCGAAAGTAATTGTAGCTACGCCATGACGAATCATCGAGCTTAGAGCCTTCTTCCAAGCCGTCCAATACGCTAAAGTCAGTATCAAAACAATAAAATCTATCTCCCTTTTTTGCTCTCCACCGCACCTTTTCAACCTCTTTCTTTTCAGCGTTCCAGCACAGTCCCTGCTCTTTCATTTTGTCGAAAAGGAATTGCTTTTCTTCGTTGGTGGCGTGGCGTACATCTTCTTTATGCCCACAGAAAGACAAGCTATCTTTTGTGGGTACCTCAATAACATAGCCAATCGAACTGCTTACATATATATGGCATACATAATAGTCGTTTTTATTCTCTTTTTGTTTCAATTCGTCTTCTTTGAATATAAAGACTACCTTATTATCAAACAATGAGGTTAGCACATCTCCATCCTTAAAATCTTGTGTTTTTGCTTCCTCTTTTTTCTCTTTCTCAATGACAACCACATTATCCTTGATTACCGCCTTGCAGCCTTCTGGGATATTAAGGCTATCCCCTGCCTTTAATATTACTTCCATAGTTCTTCTATTTAATTTCACTTTTTACGTTTCTTTTTCCTCTTACTTGCGTAGGGTGTTGACCCTGCACGTGATTTACCTTTCCTTTTCACTTCATAGAAATCATCGTGATAAAGTTTCTTAAGCAAAAAAGGCTTTGCATATAATTGTATATCTGTAGGTTTCATTAATTCGTCCATACATTAATCTACTAATTCAAAACTATACGCAACCACCCAAGGGTTACTCTCCCATGTTTCTCCGCCACACACTTTATATATGAGCGATGCAAAGGCTCTCATTGGCGTTGTATTGTATATAGGCTCAACATATCTGTTTCCCTTACGTATGTATGCTTTGTTATAAAAATACATACACCCACCAGCATAACTTTCCTTTCTTATGCCCTCTCGCAAAATATCATCGTCTGATATGTCCTGTAAGCGTTCCACCTTAACATCGGTAATTCTGATGTGATGAGGGAGCAAATCAGCTTTCACGAACATTTTATTCGTCCAGCCTGCTTTAAACTCCTTACGTGGAATACCATCAACACCAAGTATAGCATCGCTGTACATCGGGAGACGTTCAATAATATCCTTATAAGGCTGTGCTATTGCTATCACTTCGCCAACCTTATAAGGTAGGTGCTTTACAGTTTCTTTCCAATTACCAAGCGGTACATTATCTCTTAGTACTCGCCTTGTCATTGTCTTCTGACCTGCAAGCACTGCCTCTGTAAGGCAGTACTTATCATTAAAAAGAATTTTCTTCATACAATTTTTTGTTCTTATAATTTTCTTCTATGGCTTTAAAAATCTCGAATGCCACTTGTGGTACCCACGCATTTCCTAACGCTTCGATGCTTTTGCTTCGCCATTTTGCAAAAGAAATGGTAAGGTCAGCCACTCTAAAGGGTAGCCCATCATTTCCTCTACATACAGGGGATTGAGTTGGGAAGTTCCGCCACCAACTTTGTGGGCAATCTGCTCTGCCAAATTGGCTTTCGGCTTGCCATGTTTCTTCAGGGCATCCATTGTCATACTTGAGCGCATTCCATCCTTTGCCATTGGTGTTAAAAGAAGTCCTGAACATGCCATTGCCGTCAGTCCTTTCCCCATTTGACTGTTTGTATTGTACTTTGTTGTCCACTTCGTTCCCTCCGACGCATTGGGTGTCGGGAGAAGCTGCGTCTTTGCACATTTTGCCAATGTTGGTCGCTCTGTTGCATTTTTGCTCAATGATTTGTTTATGCGTCCTGACCCTTTGTCTATTGCTGTCGGTGTTGGCAGCAATAGAGGACTTAGAAATTCCGTTTTTCCCTCCTTGTTGCAAATTTTCAGTCCCTGTGTCTGTACGGTGGGCAACAATCCATACCCTATCTCTTCTGTGGGGTGCTCCGACGGCACAAGCCGGAATAACAATCGGCTGGACTGAATATCCTGCATGCTCAAGGTCTTCACAGATGACATCAATAGTGAATTGTTGCTCTTTTCTATATATGTAATTCTCTTCGAACAAATCATCCGTGCGTCCCACTTTAACCGCATTACAGGGCTGTACCATTGAGAGGATTCCATTAACGTTTTCACCAACAACCCAAGTGGGCTGAATTTGCCGTATCGCTCGTAACATCTCGCCCCAGAGATAGCGGTTATCTTCCGTTCCCTTGCGCTTACCTGCAACACTGAATGGTTGACAAGGGAATCCTCCTGTGAGAACATCAATGCGTCCTCTCCATTCGGTGAAATCTGTTTTTGTAATGTCTTCATAAGAAATACTATTAGGAAACCAATACTCTAAAACTTTTCGTTGAAACTCTTGTATTTCACAATGAAACACATTAGTCCAGCCCATCCATGAGGCAGCGAGTTCTGCTCCACCAATACCCGAAAAGAGGCTTGCATGAGTATGTTTCATACGCTAATCAACTAATTTTACTGCTGCATCATACTCATCCCATGGACTAAGCATGGGCATTAGGACAATGCGTATGTCATCGTTTAAAACAAATTCATTAGCTGCTCTATTAGGGTTATGTGTTAACTTAACAGAGGTTATTCCAAGAAAATCCAGTGCAAACTTTAGTTTACTAATAACCCTTGCCCTAAAGCAAGCGTTGCCAATATTTATAACGGCATTTTCATCTGTAATCTGCTTTCCTGTCTTCTTGGTTCTTTCGGGCTCAATCTCTCCAGTACCATCACATACTGGGCAATCAGATTCATGTTCGTGTGTATGTCCGTGAATGTCCATATACTCCCAAGTAACATACCCACTTCCGTTGCAATCTTCACATTCAACTGCATCTTGAATAACAATTTCTTCATCAATTTTAGGACACTCATCCAATGCTTGATTTACAGCCTCTAAAGTGATTTTCTTATTGCAAGGGCTCTCTAACTTTGGAAAACCTAACTTTTTTTTGGATATTCATTTGTAAGAACTTTTGGATTTATCCGAATAAGGACAACTCCATCAGAACTCCAAACCTCATTGTAATTCGTGTTGAAAAAAGGTTCAGTAAGTATCTCTTTTATATGGGTTTTATCACAGAACCTATTTAGCAGTTCCGCTTCATTCTTTATCTTCATAGTTCTTCTATTTTAATCAATTAATTTAAATTCATACGCTACTACCCATGGGTTACTCTCCCACGTGCCTTTACCACTGATATTGTCGATGAGATACCAAAATGCCTCACGTGCACTGAGGAAGGCTACGTCAGGGGCATATCCTATGTTTTTGGAAACATAAAACAAGTTCTTGTTGTTATAAAATTGCCAAACGCCCTCACGCATAATATCCTCATCTGATATATCATGGAGTCGCTCTACATTAACATCAGTAATCTTAATATGATGTTTCATTAAGTCAGACCTTACAAACATTTTGTTTTTATATCCAGCCAAAGTATCAAGAACTTTACCCTCAAAAGAAGGAATCCACCAATCGTTTGCAACATCGTCCCCTTCTTCCTCTAATTCATTATAAATATCATTGTAAGTTTGCGCTATAGCTACAACTTCACCAACCTTATAAGGCAGGTGCTTTACAGTTTCTTCCCAATTACCAAGCGGTGTACCCTCTTTCAGTACTCGCCTTGTCATTGTCTTCGTTCCATTAAGCACTGACAGCGTGAGGCAATACTTATCGTTAAACATTATCTTCTTCATGATTAATCTTCTATTTTGATTGGTACTCCATATCCGTCCATAGCCCCTAAGACTATGATACATCCACCCTCTACTTTGAAACCTGCTTTAATATGTCCGTTAAAGTCGATTTCGATATAACCATTTTTATTTGGGGTATTTACTCTTTTCATATTACTTTTCTTCTTTTAGTTCCTTAAACACTCCAACTCCCTCACTACCATGTAGCAAGTAGTGGAAAGATTCGCATATCACACTGTTCTTGCATACCTCATCCTCGTCTAAATCGCACTTGCGGCAATCGACAGACTTATTTGTTTTGAGGAAGATGTACTGTTTGTTGTTAATAGTTATTCCGTTCATAACTAATTATTTTATAAATTCAAAATTAGCTTGATGGTGAGTAAAGTCACCATTGCCGAATATGGTTGCAGAATAATACTTACCATCTTCAAATATAAATTCCAAATAATTTTTATCTTGGAAATATACATCTACATTTGGCGGCAACTCATTCTTAATAAAATCGTATGCGGTTTCTGTATTATTTGCATGAGAATCTTCCGTTCCCCAATGATACGAACCATTTTGAATGTCTGATATTGATACCATATCGTTTTAATCTTTAATGTTTAATGTTTATCTTTACTCTCCAAATAAGCAAAAACTGCCATACAACCAGGGATAAGAACCCTGCCGACACCTTTAATCTTTTCGTAATGGCATTTCATATCTTACAAAATAACGATGTCTCCGCCATCTTTTGTAACGCAAGATATACTACAATAATCTCCAATATCTCCACACTGATGCCGTACTTCAACATCTCCGTACTTTTCGTACATTTCTTGAAGTCTTTTCTGTAATTCTAATATTCTCATAACCCCAATGCTCGTTTGATTCGTTTCTTATAATCCTCGTTGGCAGCTTGCTTGGCTTCATCTAAAGAGCTACCAGTAGAGAGTGGAATTTCCTTTCCGTTAAAGCGTAATAACCATATTCCGAAATTGTCAATGTTATATCTACCAATAGGAGTAGCCGCATGTATGAAAGGCGTATACCCTTTCCACTCCAATTCAGGCAAACTTTCCACCACGCTCTCACGCCCTGCGTTGAAAGCAGCTTTGATGTCGTCAAAGGTGAAGCACCTATTATCTCCAATGATAGGACCACCTTTCCCATTTACTCTGGCATACTCTTTCAAAGCGTACGACAGAGATAAATCTTTCTTTTCTTTCATTCTATTCCTCAACTTCCTTAAATTCACCATAAATATCCTTTGTATGGTCTTGCAGATTTACTACAACAATGCTTGCTAATAGTATTTCTATTTCCATTAACAAAGAAAGCCGCCCTACCTATTGAATCAAAAGTTTCAATTATTCTCATATCCATAGATAGCATAACAACTGTCTTTTGCTTGTAGTTCCGATTGTAACCTTTCCCATAGTGATTGTTATAGTCAACAGTACACCATTCTAAATTCCCCACCGTGTTGTTGGTCTTACACTCGTCTTTATGATTAACAATATTGTGGTTATTTGGGTTATTCAAAAAATTCTTAGCGACAAGACGATGAACTCTATGAGTTCTTCTCTTACCATTTTTGCAAAGACTCACACATAAATATCCATCTTTATCTACTCTTTGTTTTAGGAGAGTTCCACCTATTTCTCTCACGCCATAAGACCGCCCACTACAAACTTTCCGAACTAAGGAGAAAACGAATCCTTTACTACTTACTTTATAAAGTCCCTCATAGCCTTTGACATCTATCCAATCATCCTTGTCAAAGCCTTTGTAGGCGATAATTTTCTTTTCCATATTGATTTTTGTTTTAGTTATTTACTTTGAAAATGAATACACTTTACACTTCCTCCCAACCTTTAGGTACAAACTCGTCCTTATCTTGTTGCTCCGCAATGGCAATTAGATAGCATCCAACCTCAAATTGCCCTACGGATATACTTTCATCTTGCATCGCACGTGTAATTAAATCAGCGTGAAATATGTTATACTTCCGCTTCAAAATGCAGTTCACTTTTTCGATTTCTTTCTGTGTCATATTGATTTGGTTTAGTTAAAGACTTGCGTTTTTCAAAACATCATAAGCATTACACTTCCATCTTCCGTTCTGAGAAGAAGATGCCTTATTATACCTAATTAAACCTTTTGCACAGAGTTCTGTAAATCTACGTAAACCTCCAACAATAGAAACAGACTCATCCTTGCTAAAAGACTTGTCATTCAAAACTATTTTCAAAATCTCTTCATTCATTGCTCTTTTATTACTATCTTTGTATTGTTGTATTTAATATAGTAATGCAAAGGTAGTGATTTTATTTAGAATAACCTAAGATTAAACTAAATAATCAATCTGTGTTATGATATTTTAAGATTTCGAATATACCTATAAACAAAGAAAAATGTGCTTATGCGTATCCAACAAATAAGATAAAACAACGAAAGTAACTAATATATAGTAGGTTAGGCAAGTTATGGCACAACACTTTTAATGTTGGGGTCATGGGTTCGAGCCCCATGCGAATCACTTGAAACAACAAGAGGAATATCCGCAAGGATATTCCTCTTTTGTCTTATTATCTGTGTGTTATAATCCCCCCAATGATAGACATCAGCAGTAATAATCGAAGCTACCTTACAATATTTAGTTGGGGTGTATGCCGCTTGTCATTAGAAAACTACAATAAAAAAGTAGGCTTCAAATTTTGATTTATAAAATTAGTTTTTTATATTTGCAGAAACTGATAATTTAAAATACAAACAAATAGAACAATAACCTTTTAGACTGGCAGGACGTAAACTCTCTGTCACTTATAAAACCTCGAAGACTAACCTCTTTGTACCTATGGGCAGCATCGTTCCGCCTCTATCTACTAATGTGGCTTTAACGCTGAAAACCGATTACTGTGGAAATATGATTTATGA